ATGCTGCCGTTCTGACTGTTGGGTTCTAGATAATTTTGACTGGGATCTTTGTAGTAGTAGCTGTAGTAGTTGTACCACAGGTTGCGCGAATTGTCGCCGCCATCATCATGAAACGTTATAGTAACAGGATCATAATTGATCTTGGTCTGCACCACACGTTTGCGGTTGTACTGATTGAGTGTTTCAGTTGCAATGCTGTACTTGGGCAGGTCCACTGTTTTCACAAGATAACTGAGACTGGTAATTTCATTCACACCTGCCAGCTCACTCAGTGCAGGTATTTCAGCTGTGTTCAACGTGAAACTCACGTGAAAAAGAAACTTAAATCTAGGTTTAAGTTCGTATGCATTGGTGGTAAAGGTTTTGCTTGCGTGAGTGTAATCACGCAAGCTATCCGCTGCGGTGAATCCCTTGAAGAATTCTTGGCCAAATGTTGGCATTATTATGCGCCTTGACCAGCACCTGTCACAACGTCGCCAATTGTTCTACCAATCACGCCACCAATACCGCTGACGTCTAGACTGTTGGGTCCAAGTTGTGCAGCATTGTCATACGCAATGGTCATGTTGACTGTTACACCCTCATTGGTGCCATAGTTCAATTCGCCGTAGTCAGCACCTTTTAGGTAGCAACCGTACAATTCCCAGGCTTCCAGTACCACAGGTGTTGCAGCGCCGTTGCCACCGTCTAGAATTTCAATCTTGGTCAGGAACTTGTAGTCAATACCTGACGCAGCACTTGCCATTTCCAAAAAGTCCATTTGCTTTTGCATTTGTTCGCCAATCAGCTTGGAAACACTGTTTGATGCATCATCGCGCACTGAACAAGCAACGTCTGCCCAGGAATGACGGCCGGCCAACTTCAGTGTTGAGTTGTAGATCGGTAATGTGATTTCTTCAAATGTCAAGTTGGGTCTAGCAACGCTGACCACTTGTTTGGTTAATTCTGTTGTGGGTTTTGAAACGCCGAAGTTTTCAAACATCACTCTAAAGCGATATTTGAGTTTGGGCATCAACAGGCCCTGTGCGCTGGCGCTTTGATCGCTAGCTAGTGGTACTGTCATGCGCTGTAATGATGAAACTGCCATTTGTAATCTCCTATATGTTTATTTACCTGAAAAGGTGACTGACAAATCAGTCACCTGTTTCATTATTATCCGCCAGATCCACCAGCGATTTCACCGGTGTTCTTGATACGCAATGGAATGTAAATAAATTCAATTGCCTTGACAGGTTCGATAGCAATATCAACCCACAGTTCGTTTCTGTCAATTCGAGCAGGAGTATTGTTGCTGCCGTCGCAAACCACCAGGTAGTCATAGATAGCTCGCTTGGCAACCAAGTCGATCATCAGGCTGTTGCAAGTGTTGCTGATCTCATTGCGTGTGATCTGATCATTTGGCTCAAACAAGAACAGTTTACCAATCTCTTCAAGACGTCCACGCAAGAATGCAACCAGTCGGGCCACGTTGATACGATCAAGTGCAGTGGTTGTCACAGTACTGGTCTTGTTACCAAAGTTTGTGATACCAATACCAGGAATAAACGTGATTGGGTTGATATTACGTTCATACAAGATATCGCGAACACTTTGACTCACGCCAATCTGTTCAAACTCACCTGTTGCAGCATTGATATAACCAATTGCGCTGGCATTGTCAATCACACCGCGGCGTGTGCCAGCTGGTGCAAACCATGGATAGCTGGCAGCATCACTGCGCAGAATTGTACGAACCATCATGTGGCTTGGTGGTTGAACAACTGAGTTGCCACCAAGATCTGTGGTACGGCAAGACGGATAGAACACTCCAGCATAATTGCTGGTAGCTGCGTTGCCATCTTCTGTGACCAAGCCCAATCCGTTGTTGTTGGTAGCAAATGCCACAAGACTGTTGCCATCAGGTCCAAGTCTCATTGGGGTATCGCCAACCACAAACAAGGTGTTGTTGCGCTCGTTGCTGAGTGCAATCATGTTGGGTGTCAGTTCAGGATACGCAGGTGTTGCGATCAAGTTGAATTGATTTTGTTCTTCACGTGCTGCTGTACTGGTGTCAATACCTGCCTTGAGTGCTTCTACAATCAACTGGCGTTGTGCCAAGCGTCCAGACCACATGCTGCCATTGGTTTTGTTGCCACTGGCTGTGAGCCATGTGTTGGTGTTCAACAAATCCCAGAATGTGCCATTGGTTGGTACGGTACCAGCTACATAACCAACTGTGGCACTGTTACGAACATACACAGCATTGTTGTAGTTTACAAAATCATTGAACACATATACTGTAGTAGCAGAGTATGCATCAATTGCAAACGCAGTAGATGTAGCATTGAAGTAGTTGTTCTGGAAGCTCTTGACATTGTAACCTGAACGGCGTGTGTTGAACAACAACATACCTTGTGGATACAAGGCAGGATCTGGAGCATCAACATCAAGATAGTTGCTGGTCAACAGACTTGCAATGCTCGGGAATGGATCTGCTACACAATCTGTAGTGCCGTTTGGTGCCCAACGAGCATCTGCAAACAGGATACCGCTTTGTGACACTTGATCGGTGGTGTCCACCTCCACCCACTGGTCAGTTCCGCTAACTGCTTGCCAACGATATAGTTTGGGATAGTTTTCAAGATCACTGGTGTCAATCCACAAGTCACCGTAGGCCAGGGGCGATTCTGCTGTGTCTGTTTGTGTGACAGGAGCCGAAGCACTTATGATTGGACCAGTTGCATTACACAATGTCAAGTCATAGCCACGAACATCGTTGGTTACATTTTGATAACCTTGCCAGATTCCGTTATCCTGAATCAAGATATCAGCATCACTCACTGAGCTGTAGTACCAGAGACGACCAGTGGTTGGATCTTGATCTGGTGCTGTGATGCTGGTGGTGTATGTGAACAACGGTGCGGTTACAAAGTTACTTAATATAAGTCCTGTGGTGGGTATAGCGTTTACATTTTGACGTACTTTGGGAGTAGCCAAAGAGAATCCAGCTGTGGCTAATGGAGTTCCGGTGCCTAAAGCAGTAATGATTGTGCCGCCTTGACTGTGTGTAAACACAATGTTTCCAGCGGTATTGACACTGGCTGACACATAAGGCACACTGGCTGCTGAAACAGCAGCAATAAAGTCAGACACTGTTCCTGAGCCACCAATTGTGACAGTAACGGTTGGGCTGGTAGTAGATTGCCCAGCTTCGGTTGCTTGAATTGTAAAACTATTGCCTACTATAAACGCTGTTCCTGTAGGAATTGTAGTTCCAGTAACTTCTAGCGCACCAACTGCATATCTTTCAAACAGGCTAAAAGAGAATGTAGGACCAAAATTACCATTGGCAGTGTCACTTAGGTAATAACTTGAATCATATTCAGCATAGGTGGTGCCAACTGGAATATTTTTTCCTCCGCCCGATGGATCCAACCCATAGATGGCAGTAGGATCATTTAAGTATACTGGGCAGTTTTGTGATACAAACACAGCCAGGGCAGTGCTGTATGATTTGATACTCAAGTTCATACCGTTGTTGGCGCTGCTGACATTTTGCCATACAGAACCTGTGGGACGACCGCCATCGGTATCAGTGGTTCTCCAACGTGGTTGTTCGTAACTGTATCCAGGAAAGTAGTCAGGTGCTGCATATTGACCTGATGTAATTCCTAGAGTTGTTAACAATGCTGGAGTTCCGGGGTTTGGCCCAGCATCAACTGTGATAATACCATTGGTACCGAGTGTGGATCCGTCATTGGCGGCCCGTGCATCAGCATACAGGTACAACTGATTTGACACTGCACGGGCTGTGACGCCTGTGATAGCAGCCGCATTGATTACTGCTGCAAATCCTGCCACAGTAGTGGTAGCGCCAACTGTGACCAAGTTGTCATTGATATACATGTTTGTGCCCTGTGTCAGCGTGGTAGGAGCATTGGAACCTACCAGTGTGGGCCATGCAGTTTTCCAAGCATTGCTACCAATCTGTACCCAGATGTTTTGGTAGGTTTTGTAGTAGCCATACACATACTCGCCAATTGCTGTGACTGCATAGTCACCGATGCTGCCATATGATGCCACTGGAGTATTGTCAGCAATAGGGTTAGTGCCGTTACCGCCTACCACTTCAGTAACATCGGTAATCACTGCAGGAATCTGATTGGTAAATGTTGCTGTGGCTTGATTCCACTCAAAAATGCCCCAGGTACTGATACCAGAATCCAACCAGTATGTGCCATTGGCAGGATCACCTGTGGGGCGAGTCAAGCTGGCTGTGAGAGCTGTCAAATCAACATCAGCACGTTGGATATACGCACGATTGGTAACACCCAGAGCCGAGTAAGCTGCAAGCAAGCCATATTCGTTGAGTTCGTAGCCATTGATTGGAGTGCCTGTTGTGGTGTTGTAGAAGAACGGTACACCAAATGTGGCAGCCAGATCACGCTGACTAGTAATTAGATATGTTTTGTTGGCGTTGGCTGCAAGGGTGCCTGCTGCCACAGTGACGCCGTCACTGGATACTTTGTTCTGTGCTGTGGCAACCACAAAGTACGGAACTGTGTTAACTGCTGATGGGATGTACTGACTCTCGTCAATAACTGTTACTTCTACGCCGGGGCTAACTAGGGCCATTGTTATTCTCCTAAAATTTTTATCATCTATTTGCTTGCAGATACCTGATGTACCCATGCAATCGCATACTGATATTTATAGGTATATCCAAAAAAGTGGTATCTACAGCAACCTTTGCCAAAGGTCCAGTATAAATATCCAATGCAAAGACCCATATGTAAAGCCTGTGACCAACGACCTTGTGCTGTCAACTACTATCGTGACGGTGTGGCCCACTATCGAACAAGATGTGAGACCTGTGCCAGAAAAGGAAGAGGGATCAAAAGCAGGAAACCACGCTGGGAAACAGCAGGCTACAAGAAAAAACCCGCATGTGACAAATGCGGGTTCAAGGCCAAGCACTCAAGTCAACTGTTGGTACTGCATGCTGATGGTAATCTCAACAATACTGAACTTCGTAACTTGAAAACTGTTTGTTTGAATTGCGCTGCGGATCTAAGGCGCACAGATTCTATTTGGCGTCCAGGTGATCTTGAACCAGACGTGTGACCTGTTCATACAGGTGATCTAGTGTGGAATTGTTGTCTAGCACAGCATCAAACTTGGTGCCTGCCCAGGCATATTCGCTGGCATGAATTTTACTACGTTCCAGCTTGCCTTTGCTGATGCTCCAGTTAGAGTTGCCATCGGGTCCGTGATTTACGCTGACTGCTGCATCATACCAGGCAGGTTCAGGTCCACGTGTGACTCGCACCACAATGCCGCCTGCTGCCTTGATTGACTTGATTTCGTTGGGAAACCTACAATCACTAATCACAATATCGTCCGTTGAGTTACGCAGTTTATTTTCCAAGCTGGCAATCCAGATATCATCGTGAAAACCTTGTCTACAAACTTCTGTGCCCCAGTATTGCAGCACCCAACGTGGTGTTAGCCTGGGCATTTTCAAACGTTCTGCCCACCAAGGATCCACTTGTTCACGCCATTCACGGGCTTGTTTGGTACGGCCTTCCAGCAGTTCTCGGTTCCACCCAAACACATGGCTCACAGCGTCTTTGAGTGTGTTGGCAAAACTTTCTCTACGGAATTGATGTATGTTAACAAGATAATCTGCAATGGTGTCTTTGCCACTTGAAATAAATCCCACAACTCCAATGATCATTTTAGTTCCTTTACGTCCAGATGTTTTAGTGTGGCTTGCAGCATGTCAATTTGACGACGACAATCCTCCAGTGCATGATGACTGGTAGGGGGCTTGGGCAGCTCAGGCCACAAACTATATATGGTGCGACTGTCGCGAACCACGTAAAACTGCCACGGGATAGGCTTGTTGTAGCTCTTGTAGGCATGCTCAATTATGTTCATGTCATAGGTGGGACCGTTGGCCCAGATCAATCGGCTTTGCCAGATAAACTTGGCCAGTTCATCCAGTGCCTGATTCAGCGGAATACGGTCTTGTTCGTTGAATGCTTCATCCCGGGCTGCTGCTGGCTGGGTGGCCCACCAGTCTATGGTGTCTTGTTGGATACTACGAGCCTCTTGACTTTCTAGATCAATCCTGGCATAGTAATGCCGCTCGTGATAGCCGGTGCCCAGCGGGTCAAAGCTCTGGGCTGCAATAGTCAAAATAGTTGTGTCGGGACCGGTGCCAAGTCCTTCGATGTCGATCATTAAATCTGCCATGTGTTCAGTATAACACAAAGCAGCTCATGTCACAAGAGATAGTTTAGCCAATGACCCAGGTAATTGGCTGTGAACCATCTACGTAATTTGTCAATTCCAGTATCTTGGCATCCATTTGCAGTTGCGCTTCAGATTTCATTGCTGCGCCGTTCAAGCTGCCGCCACCTTGTGGACCTGCAATTGTTGAGAATTTTTCACGGGCTTCACCAATGATCATTTTGCAAACAGCAGTCATGTAGTCTTTGATCCATTGTTGGATTTGATAATCTTGCAGCAGGTTCACTTCGGGCTTGAGTTGGTACACCCATATCAGCACATTCTCACCAGACCCTTTAGGATCTCTAACCAGTTGTATTTTTTTGGTCACTGGGTTCCAGGTGTAGTTCATGTAGCCACCAAACATACGTGCGGCCAGTTCCACATACTGTGTGTAAAAGTCATAGGTGGCTAGGCCGCCGCTGACGTTGAAATTCATCAAGTACACATTCATACTGGCCTGCGAAAACGGATCAAAGTTTGATGCAAACGGTCCGCTGGAATCACCAAATGTTCGACGAAATATCTGACGCACACTCACTACTTCTTGCGGCAAGGTATAGATGTTCATGTCCCGAATCAGTTCCATGAAAATGTACGCTTCTTCATAGGCATAGTTGGCTCTTTGACGATACACGCCAATGGTGCGTTGATATGCTGCTTCGTAGTGAGCAGGGTCCAGCTCAAGATCAATGATCTGATCGCCCAGCATCAGTTTGCAATAATCTATTAGATTTTGTTTCAGCTCGGGCAGGGTATTTTCTGACATAAGGAACTCCAGTTCCTTATATTTACCAGTTGTGGCACTACCAAGCCTTTAGTATCACCAGGTTCTCGGTACCACGTCCGTTAAACTGCGTCTCTGTGGTGGTTAGATCTTTGTAGATCTTTCTAGCAGCCGGCTTGCCTGCTGCCTGCATGGCCCGCACAATGTCGGCCGGTTTGCGCACAGTTTTCTGCACACTTTCTGCGGTGCTAAAGCCAATGATGCTGTTGCTCTTGACAGTGAACGTGCCCACATGCGAGTCTGCCACCACATGGATCAGTTTGCGCTTTTTGCTGTCGTACAGCCAGGCTTCGCTCTTGTCCACTAGGTTTGCGGGTGCAAGCCCTTTGATTTTAAGGTCCACAATTTCGGCCTGAAACTTGAACTTGGCTGCACGTTTTTCTGGGCTGATGGCCTTGGCCTTGCGTGGCTTGCGGTCAACCTTCTTGATCTGCACGTATGCACCGCAGTCATTGATCACTGCTTCGCAAAACTTCACAATGCCGCGCATTTGAATCTTGGTGAAGTTGCTGTAGCCTTCTGCCAGTTGGGCATCCTTGCCGCCAATCACAGTTTCAAATTCTACAAGTTTGCGTTTCCAGTCCACAGCAATTTCGTTCACCATTTGTGGTGCTACATTTTTGCCACGGATAATAGTAATGGGCTTGATGTCTGCACTCATTTTGGCACCAGACACCACAAAGTCATCAAACAAGCCTTCTAGCTCACCAGCACACTCCGTAAGTTTTTCTCGCAGCCGATCCTGTATTGTTTGTCTAGCAGGGGCTGTGTCTGTTTTTTCTGCTTCTGCTTGTTGTTTAGTAGCCAGTGTTTCTGCCAACATGTTGTCTAAACGAATCTGTTCCGATTCAGTCAAGTCCAATCCCACCAGGCTCATGCGGCATAGCCAGGCTGTGGTTAGTCTCAGTGCAGAATCTGGAACACCGCGAAGCAGTCGTACATCGTTCTTGCGTCCGTGAGTTTCTAAATAGCTCACAACCATGTCCCTGGCATCCTTTTTGCCATAAAAGTAATTGTACCAGCTGAAAGCAGCAGTCAGCCGACTTACTCGATCATAAACGGGCTGTACACGCCAGGTGGGCTCATCGCCCATGAATTTGGTATCGGCGCTGCGTGGATTTAACGGGCGCACAGTGGCGCGAACTGGTTGAGCAGTGGTTTTCATGGTACTCCTTACTAATGCAGTAATTATAACACAAACAGGATTATTGGTCAACTGTTCACGGGCAGGCAAATTTACTATAAATACAACACTATGCCAAAACTGTCCATGTGGCGTCCTAACCGGACCCGAGATTACCAATACCTAGATAGAATCATCAGCGAACGCTATACCATTGGTGGACTTGACATCTATGTGCATCGCTACATGGGTCCGCAAACTGGTGGCGAAGATTCGGCTTTTTCCGGCAACGGAGACGCTACTCAACCCATCTACGACACACTGGATCCTTTGAATATTCAAGATCTCTTGCTGTTAGAAAATCGCGACAGAATATACGATCAGGACATCTATGTCATGCGTGGCGTTTACAACGCTCAGGACGTGGACTTTGATCTAAGCCAATTTGGTCTGTTTCTCAACAACGATACCTTGTTCATCACATTCCACTACAACGACATGATTGATTCATTTGGACGCAAGCTCATGAACGGTGACGTGCTGGAAGTGCCCAACCTCAAAGATTATCATCCACTAAACAACGCAATACCGCAGCCGTTGCCTAGATACTATGTGGTGCAAGATGCTGACTATGCCACAGAAGGCATGAGTCAAACCTGGTTGCCGCATATCTGGCGAGTAAAAGCCACGCCAATGACCAACAACCAAGAGTTCAAGGACATACTGAAAAAGCCAGTGGTCACAGAACAAATCTGGGACAATGGCAACTACTATCCCACTGGCAGTATTGTGAATGCAGGTGATGTGTACTACCAGGCCAAGACAAATGTTCCAGCTGATGTGGTTATTACCAATACCACCTACTGGCAAGTGTACACTCCGCCCACACAGAGTGATGTGTTCAGTACCAGAACCAAAGACAACGAGCTCAATGATGCAATCCTGGCACAAGCCGATGTTGAAGTACCACTATCAGGATATGACACCCAGAAGTTTTATATTCTTCCCACCGTTGACGGGCGGCCTGCCAACCCTGTGGGCTTGACCACCGCAAGTGGAACCACAGTTGACGGCACACAAGGTGGTGCCAATGTTACTCCTGTGGCCAATGGCTACACTGTGGGCTACCTTACTGGTGATGGCGTCCCGCCCAATGGATTGCCTGTCACAACAGGCGTGGCCTTCCCATCCGTGGCAGTGGATGGTGACTATTGCCTGCGCCTGGATTATTTTCCCAATCGGCTGTTCCGCTATAGTGGACGTCGTTGGATCAAGATTGAGGACAAGGTGCGAACAGATCTAAACAATGGTCCTGCCAATGAAACCTTACGCTCAGGCTTTGTGAACAATACATACACTACACGCACCAACGACATTGGCAATATTCCAAGTCGACAGAGCTTGAGTGAGATACTCAAACCACGTGCAGACAACGGTGACCAGGGCGGTTTCTTGCCACCCAATCCACCACCAATTGGAAGATAAGGGGAACCAAAATTCAACAATTTTTTTATGATGCGCAGATCCGTAGATTTCTGTTGCAGTTCACACGGATGATCAGCAATTTTCAAATTGAATATGGCAACGAAACTGATGGAGTGAACAAGGCCGCTCTGATTCGTGTGCCAGTTCGCTACGGCGATGCCAGTCGCA